TGGCGCAGCCGGTACCGCGAATCTTGATACCGCTGGTTTTCACGGGCGGGTAATCTTGACTGCGAGTGTTGGCAACAGACGTATTGGCCTTGCGCATCGTCTCTTTGGCAGGCTCTTCACCCACCACAACAGATGCGACCTTCTTGGGTACTTTATAAGTGGCCATGTCAGACCCCCTTCTGCTTGCGACCGGGCGACTTTTGGTTGGCCACCTTGGCCAGATTGCGACCCATCTTGAGCATGTCGCTGTTGGTCTTGCCACCGGCACGCAGCTTAGTCATTGGTTTGCCGGGGTGCATTGCAGCCTCGTGTTTGTGAACCGCTTTTTTCGCGTCCATGATCGACTCCTTATGTCGTTGCTACCGTAACTGTACCAAGATTCACCGTCAAAACCAAGCTGTTTGGAGTCAAGCCTAAATCGTTAAGACTTGCCCCACCAACCGGGTTCCAACCCCATTGAATAATCCTACTACCCATTTCGAGCGTACCCTGAGCCAGTGGGTCAGGACTACTCGTCTCAACAATCTGCAAGCCGGAGGTACCCGAGGTCACATAGCTTCGATCCGGGCGTGGGTTGCGAAGACCTTGCGGATCATCAATCGGATACATGCCCAACTGAAGCTGTGGCTGGTCTGGGTCCCAGCACTCCGGACATACAAGCAGATCGTAGTTCTTGGTCTTGATGACCTCACGTTTGAGAATCTTGAGCTTATAGCGCTGCCCGCAACGATCACATTCCGAGATCGCATTCTTACCGGACGCAAACCTATTGCCCACTAAAACGTACCCCCAATGAACTGCTGACGGGGTACGAAGCGAATCGCAGCCTTCTCACGGTCTTCATCAGCCGCAAGCTGCCAAGCCTCGTCATACTGCTGCTTGAGAACATCCAAACGCATTTCTGCGCCGGGTACTTTCAGCGCCAAATAGTACGACAGACCAGCGGCCATACACGGAATGAAGCGGAACGGGACATCCATCACGTTGACACCACCCCCAGCGTCTTGGGTACGACGCAGTCTCCAGTACACAAACTGATAATCCTGTGCGCCGTCGGGGGTGGGCCAAACCGTGATCGCGGGTACCTGTGCCCAATACACGGCAGTGCCACTATTGTGCAGTGCAGCATTTGTATCCTGCTGGCCACGGAAACAGTTGTACAGGGTATTCCCTGATATATACCCGTAATTGATGATCTCGTTGTCAATCTTGACGAACCCAGTAGCGGGCAGGCCAATGACCGAGTTAAGCGTGATTTGAGTCACCGTGGCAGAAATTGAACCAGACAACTGCAACCCAGTAGGCGAGTTCTGGCCGTTGTATCGCTGCACCCAGACCTGAATCGGACGGGCCTGCTGAATCTTGTTGGGGATCGTAGCGTAGGTAGAAACGCTAATCCGCGTGATGGTCAAGTCTGCCTGCGTTGAAGCCAAGTTGCCACCCGTACGAATGACATGCTCCAGCAGATCAACGGTGTCGTCAGGCAGTGCGTAGGTGTTCTGCCCTTGGATGAGCGGGATCGTGCCCTGCTCAATCGTCCACATGTTGATGCCCCGGTTGGCCCAGTCGGCAAACATGATGTTGAGCGAACGACGAGCCGTACGCAAGTCGTAACCCGTGCGCAACTCCGAGCCAGCTCGCTCGTATGCCTCCTCAACCAGCTCAGTCAGGTCAAGGTTAAATGAAGACGCGCCGGATGTGTTGGCCATGATTAAACCTCACCGCCATCTTTCCAAGTGTTCATCCAGTAGTTGTCTATCGCAGGTGCTGGAGCTGGAGCTGGAGCTGGAGCTGGAGCTGGAGCTGCTCTTGCAGCGGGAGTGTACTCAGGAGTGAAATACTTTCTTTCAGCGCCAAAATTTCGCCCATAGTCGGTCGAACCCTGCGGCATATCCATAGACATCCGTGGCTGCGGCATGCTGCGCCTGATACCCATCATAGACATTAAGTCTGCCAGACCTTGGCCTTGCTGCTGATACGGGTTGAACTGCTGGCGCTGATACGGATTGAACTGCTGGCGCTGGTACGGATTCTGGCGTTGATATGGGTTTTGCTGCTGATAGGGGTTCTGACGTTGGTACGGATCATATTGTGGGCGTTGCTGCTGTTCCGCCATGCGAGCATAGTACTGTTGCTCCGGCCCCATCATCCCCATACGCGCCATCTGCGCCTGCCGTGCTTGTATCTGCTGGCGTTCCTGAATTTGCTGCGGAGTGACCGTACGGTAGTCCTGGCCAGGAGCCGCGTACTGCCGTTGTTGCCCAAGGTTGGGCTGCTGCTCCACTTGGGGCCGGTACATCATGTCCGATGCTGCCACCGTCGGATCATACTGCTGCTGCCCGCTCGCTTCCCGCTGTATGTCAGCCAGTGATTTGCGGACTTTACCGCCCATAGTCGAACCCGTAAACATCTGCGTCTGGGGGTCGTACTGATAGGCAACGCCCGCATCGAATGCGGAATCCTGCCGTTGCTTGTTTAAATAATCAACAACATTTTTGTCAAAGCCGTAGGAATCGTAGCCTTGTGGCGCTTCAGTCGTCGCGTTGGGGGGCATTTGACTAAACGAAGTTGGCGACTGTTGCCGTTGCATCAAATTGCCAAAAATACTGGCCAAATTTGGTTGCTGTTGCTGCTGGGGCTGGGGCTGAGACGGATTGAACCTAGGGTCCTTAAAGCCGCCGTCAAAGAACTGCTTAGGGGTCATCATGTTGCGGGGTTGCTGACCATCAAACACAGCAAAGCCTCCCGAGATTGGCTGCTGCCCACCAAATCCGCCGCCGTTGCCTTGCCCGTAGTTGGTGAACCTTGACGGGTTAATCACTTGGGGTTCGGCCATCACTGCGGGCTGGGCTGTCATACCACCACCCGTGTTCAACGGCGAAGCGCCGCCGCCCATCGGGGTTGACGGTTGCTGCTGGGGCCCAAACGGGGTGTTTGTGGGTGCTGTAGTTCCGCCTTGCGCCATTATCTGTACCTCGATGTCTTTGCGGCCACCTTGGGCGGCTGTTTCACGAACTGTTTCCCAGCCTTCTTGCCTGCTCGTTTGGCGCGGGTTGTAGCAGCGTACTCAGCGGGAGTCAAAGCTTTGATGGCATTCTCAGGCAGGTACCGCTCACCCGTTTTGGAAGACGGTTTGCCAGACTTGGTACGCCACTTTTGAGCGCCCCAGTCCTTGAGCGATTGCTGCGGGTCTTTCACTTGTAACCACCGCCCTTGGCTTTGTACTTCTTGGCCAGAAGCTGCGCTTTTCTCGCGCTCCATTGACCTGCGCCGGTACCCTGCACAGCCTGCGACTTGATCGACTCAAACAACGACTTGCGCATACCCGGCTTGGTGTAGACGCCAGCTTGATTAACCTTAGACTTGACCTTGCCACCCTCAGCGTACTGAGTGAAATCCGTGTCGTCCCGACGGGCTTTTTTCTTAGCCCCGGGCATTTTGCTTGGGTTGATGGCTCCCATGCCACGGCTTGCCATCATGGTTACACCATCTTGCCTTTAGTGTGCCCTTTGGTAATGCAACCATCAGCACGGGTTACGCCACCTTTGGCCATCTTCTTTGGTTCTGAAGCGGAAGGCGCAGGAGCAGGCACAGTGTTGGTCAGCGATTTGTTGTACGCGCCCTCCAATTTAGGGGCCATCTGCTTGTCCTTCTCCTCCTGAACCATTTGTTGTTCAGCGGCGGTCATAGCCTGTTTGGGCTTTTTGGGTTTGTCAGACATGATTTACCTCAGTACATTTTGCACTTGGTCTTGCCTTTGGAGGCAATACCGTCACCACGCTTGGAAGCGGAAGTCATACCGCCAGAAGCCATCTTCTTGGTCTTGACCGCGCCGCCTTTTTTCTTCAGCGTAAACGCGCCGTTACCAAGCTTTTCACGTAGCGCCCGTGCGGCAGCTTCATAACCGGGAGCATTGGGGTTCAACCCGTACGCTTCAGCATTCTCACGCAGCATTTCTTCACGACGAGCAGCTTCCCGACTAGCGCGGTCCCGCGCCGTCAAATCAGACTTTGACGGGCCAGAGATACGCCCTTGCGGGGGAGGAAGAGCGCCTTGTCGTGGCGGAGCACCCAGCTCTTTCAAATACGGAGCCGTACTACGTCCAGTAGTACGCCCTGCAAGAGCTTTAGCAGCGGAATGTATGCTCTTCAAGCCAGGACCGCCAGCCAAATACTCTTCAGGGTATACAGGGCTAATAGCCTGACGCTCTGCTTGCCTGCGCATTTCTGGCGTCGGCAGGGGAGGTGAATACGGACGATTACGATACGCTTCCATCTCCGCCGCAGTAGGGCCACCTTGACCACCGGAACGCCCACCACCTACTGACGGTGCAGGAGCGCGGTTGTAGCCACGACCACGCATGGCTTCATTGCGTTGGGACTGTTCATAAGCGGCCAACTCAGCAGCGGTGGGGCCACCTTGACCACCGGAACGCCCACTACCTACTGACGGCGCAGGGGGACGGTTTGCGTAGCCGCCATCCATAGCGGCAGCAGACATGCTAGCAAGAGCAGCGGGGCCAGCGGGAGAACGAGCACCGCCACCACCGCCACCACCACCCATAGGAGACAGGTTATCCATCGAGTAGGCTTGCCCAGTCTCAGGATTGACCCTTAACCTACGCGATAGAAAATCGCCAGTATCCCCTTGGTCACCAGTAGCGGGACCACCATTAGGACCAGCAGCACCTCTTTGAATCCTTGCCCCCATAGCAGCATCTGCCTCGGGAGATGGCATGTCGCCGCCAATATTGCGGTCGTCCACAGGTGCGCCACCGTCGCTCCTGCCTCCGCTACGAGACAGGTGATAGCTCAGTGCCCCAAGGGCAGCGAGTGCCCCAAGACCACGATTAAGGTTTTTGCGAGCCATGACGGCCTCCTATCAGCACTTACCGCCGCGCTTCATGCCCAGAGGTTTGCTGCCGGACATTTTGACCATCGTGCCCTTGGTCTTGCCCTTTGCGGCCAGACCGTCTTTGCTGGGGGCAGCAGTACGAACAGCGCCCATCTTGGCAGTGGTGATGCCACCATTGGCCATTTTCTTCATCGGTTTCATTTCAGACTCCTCATGTTTGATCATGGATTTGGGGGCACCGGCTTTTTTCATAAAGCCAATTTCTTTCTTAACCATTGCTTTAGACTCAGCCATAGGGCCTCCTTTTGAGAAAAATTCCTGCCCACCTTGGTTGGTCTTGGGCTTATTGATTGCCTGCTGCTCTGCGCGACTACCGCCAGAGCCAAATTTTTTGCCTTTGTCGGCCTTCATGAACTCTTGGCCAACAGACTGCGGAACCCCCGCCTTCTTTGCAAAAGCTGGATTGTTGGCCACAGCCGTCATCAGATTGTGTTGCTTCTTGCTAACCGAGGGCACTTCGCTGCTCCTTCATGAAGTCATCAATCTTCTTCTCAAGCCGATCCAGCCGGTCCAAAACACGATTGATATCCGTATGCACCTCTGTCTTGGTGACATACTCTTTGGCGATCTCTTCCCGCGTGCGGTTCAGGAGGATTTGGATGCGCTTGACCTCGTCCGTTGACAGCTTGACCCAGAACAGGATCAGGGCCGAGGTCAAGGATAGAGCTGCGTTCCATAGCGAGATGTCCATGTCAGCAGTTCCACGCTCTCAAACTCTTGTTGATGCGGCTGTTCGGGTCTTTTTTGGCCTTCTCGCCGGTCAGCTTGGCCTTCATCCCAGACATTCTTGCGCAAAAAGAGTCGCGCCTGCTGCCGCCCTTGGGTTGAGGCGGCTTCAATCCCGGCTTGCCGGGATTGGCTTTGTTGTAAGAAGCCCGTCCCTTGGCGTTCAAGCCGCCCTTCTCGGACTTGCCTTCTTTGCGCTGCCATGCTGGTGTCTTAGCCATAGAACAAAGTAGTTGTTACGTTTGCGACCAAGCCAACAAAAATGCCATCTTTGGCCAAAATTCCTTCGCCTGGAATCACCACGGGAAATGCAGTTGCGTTGTACGAATCTGCTTCCATCAAAATGTCAGCGTACATCGACACCGCAGGAGACCCGGTGATGGTGCCACTGGCAGAGTCCGTTACCGTGAACGTATTGGCATCTGAAACCGTGACCGAATAGATGTTATCCGTTGCCGTACCACCTGTGCCAGCAGAAAAGTCCAGCCAAACGCGGTCCCCAGAAGTGAGGCCGTGATTGGTGATTGTCACCGTCACAGTACTCGTAGACCGCCCGTAAGTACCCGTTTGCGTCACATTGTTTGCAAACACCGTGTGCCGCGCCGCCGCACTAGTGTTTGCCGACACAACGGCCCCCTTGAGGCGTGTTCGGTAGTTTACCGCCACGCCCGAAGAGGTCATGTGTTTCGACTTTACGTCATACTGCATCGTCATGATGCGCTCCTATTAAGCCGTACGGGTAAACACGTAGGCGGTGGCACTGGAGAACATGATGGTGAACCGGGCAAGGCCAGTAGCGCCAGATGCGATGGTCAAGTCGCCAAACGAGCCGGGAGTGTCCGCAGCAGCGCTGGACAAGATGCCGTTGGTAGCAACAGCAATGGTCACGGTCGATGCGCCAGCAGTGTTGTCCACGTACAGGTCAAGAAAGGTACCTTTAACAGCACTAATAGCAGCGCCAAGCGACGTACCCGTGGGCAGCGTAATGGTCGTTGGAGCCGCTGATGTGGAGGTGATGTAACCCGTTGCAACTTCTGCTGCGGTGGCGGTGGCCGTAGCGTTGATTGCGGCAGTGGTGGGGTGGTTCTGATCAGTGAAAACCAGGTTTGTGGTTGTCAGATTAGTCACGCTGGTGGTTGCGCCAAAAGTGGCGTCCACGGTAACAGCGCCAGTGGTGCTGTTAGTGGTGATGGACTGGAAGCCGTTTTGCGACCGAACTGGGCCGTTGAAGGTGGTATTAGCCATGATTTCCTCACATGCGAGTGTTATGGGCGTTCTGTCTGCATGTCGTCAGCCGGGACTGTCAGAACGCCGGGGACCCCGGAATAAGCACAATATACAGCAAAAGAAAAGGGGGCACAAGGCCCCCTTTCCACATTCATCAGGTCGAGCCCGACGAGCCCCACATACCCAGGGGGTCAGACCAGCCGAACGAATAACGCTCGCGGGCCTTGTAACGGACGTTGCCCGTGTCAAAGTCACCATCCATCGAGTTCTGCAACGGGGTCCGCACAAAGTGCTTCATGCCGTTAGGAACGTCGGTGGTCAGGAACCATGCGCTCGGGTCAGTCAAGAAGTGGTTAACGGTATAACCTTCAGGGATTGCGCCCATTTGCTTGATAGCGTTGATATCGTTATCAGCAGTAGCCACACGCAGCTCAGTGTCAAGCAGACGCTTGGCAGTGAACATCAGGGCCGGGGGAACAATCATCTTCTTGGGTTTAGCGGCGATCAGCAGGCCACGCTCATCCGTCCAAGCAGCGATCTGAATAACGGCGGCTTCCAAAGAAGTCTCGTTCAGGTCAACTTGGGTAGAAGGAGTGTTGCTGTTGGTGCCACCGGAAACCAGCGGATGGCTTGCGCTAAACAGTGCGACGCCGTCACCACCGGGGTAGGTGGCGGAGAAGCCGTTGTTCAACACAGCCGCAGCCTTGACCTGCTTGGTGTACGCCATAGCGCGAGCCAGAGCTTTGGTGTAACGAGCAGACAAGCTGTCGTACAGGTTGTCCTCAACCGCCTCTTCGGTGATCGAGAAACCCAGAGCGATGGTTTCGTGGTTATAGCGAGTGGTCCAAGCCTCTTGCGCGTTATCGTAGGCAATCGCCATGCCCTCGTTCTTCACCGGAGCGGCGGAGAAGCCAGACAGTTTGGTTTCCTCTTCAAACGAACGCTCAGAAGTCTCGGTCTCGTAGATTTCCTTGTGCTCTTCGCCGTAGCGAGCGTACTCCATGCCGAACAGGGCGTTCAGACCAGGGAGCAGCTCTTTCAGCAGTTGTGCGCGTGAAATTGCCATTTTGATTTACTCCTTAGATCAGACGCCAGTCGGGTTGAGGTACTGATGACCACCAAGCAGAGAGCCGCCCGCATCTTGATACGGAGCATTCCACTTGCAGATCACCTCGACGAAATTACCAGACGCATTTGCAGTGTCGGGCACAACGTCGATGATGCGGATGGGCAGCGAAGCCGTGGTGGTAGCGCCAGCAGCGGTATAAATACCAATGCGGCTGTTACCGGTTGCAACGACGCCAGTGTTTTGCACCAGCTCAGCATTGGAACCAATCACGGTACGACCCAGATAGGTCGGGGTAAGACCATTGCCGTCTTCGGTAGCGCCCGAAACCAGAACAACTTTGAAAAGCTGATCCGGATCATCTGCAACATAAGCGGTAATGACAGTACCCGTAGGAGCTGCATAGCCCGTGGGGTAGTACTGGGCGAAGATCGTTTGCCCTTGAGCGTTGACATAGGAGCAACCCATGAAAACACCGACGGGGGTAGCGGTCGCTTGACCAGTATCTTTTTCAACGTAGCCCGTCGAAACAACCTTCACCACATCTCCGTTGAAGATGTTACCAGCAAACCCGGCAGGGTTAATCTGATACTGGCGAGTTTGCCCGGCGAACACCTGACCACCGATCAAATTGATCGGCTTGAGACCGTAAGGACGGTCAATGGTGGGATAAGCCATCTAAGACTCCTAAATTAAGAACCAGAACCGAAAGTGACCTTGGACCGCTTCTCAGAGAAAAGAGGCATCCTAGGATCATTTTCACGAAGGAAACTGTTGTCAACCGACTCTACTTGAGCTTTGTTCTGGTTGTCGTAGTGTTTCATACGCTGGTCCAGAAACTCAGTAGGAATGCGACAAAGCAACAGCCCGCCCATTTCGACACCACCTTTAAAGCGGCCATCTACGGTGGCGTACATCATCATCTCGGGGTAATCTTCCGCTTTGCAGGGTTCATACCCCTCACGCAGCCTACTAGAGATATTGCTTGGATCAGCTTGACCCAACGTCGAGAGTCGTACCCAACGATGTTTCCATCCGGGGCGGTCGTCCGGTGAAGGCAGGACTTCTGGGGCACGCCATGCTTGAGGACGCACGGTAGCCGACCGAGATTCCATCTCCCGAGACAAACGATTTTGACGCGGCGCAGCGGCCGTTTGAGTTTGTTGATCCATCATTAACCTCTATTAAGCAAAGCAACCTGTTTGGCGTATTGTTCCGGAGTAATCCCGAGTTTCCTCGCAAGGTCAACTTGAGACTGCTTCAGCTTGATACGGTTAGGCGACGAACTGCGGGAAGCCGGGGCTACCACCGCAGCGGATTTTGGGGCACGGCGTGGAGGTTCGTCATCCTCTTCAACCGGGGCTGACCTCTTTCGTTGAGGCTGGTCATCTTCCTCTTCGCTCTGAGCTTCAAATTGCTCAGGAAATCTTTTCCTCATGGTACGGTCAATTGTCTTGAAATACTCTTCCGTACCAACATAGTCCGCACCATACTCCCGCTGCAACTTCTTGTCAATACCCATCGCAGCAAGCGTCATTTCTTCGTCTGGGCCAAACCAATCGCTGTTTTTGTCCATCCAGCGTTGGGTACGTGGGCTAAGCTTTGGGACGGTTGGCTCTTGTGCTGCTGGGACAAAATTATTTCGCTCCTCAACCTCAATTGGCCGCAGCGAGTCGGCTTTTTCAATCTTGATTGTGGCTTTAGCGATGGCCTCTTGTGCTGCCACAATAGCGTCAGCATCGGCGGCTTCGTACGCTTTGCGGTACTTGTCTTTAGCCGCTTCCAGCTCTGTTTGAGCAGCGCCTTTGGAGGTCTCAATATAGGCTTTACTGCCTGTAGAAAGCTGCTCTTGAAGCCGTTTGTTATCCTCGTAGACCTTGCGAGCAAACTCTTCAGCGGCTTCTTTCTCCCGCATAGCCTGCTCTTTGGCCCTGCGTTCGTCGTGATAGCCACGGGTAAATTTCTTAAACCGAGCTTGAACTTTTTCGTCGTACGAGTTCAGTTCGTCGTCTGTCAATTCATCCGGGGGTGGCGCAGCTTTACGGCCACGGTCCTGTGGGGGCGTATCGTCTTCGATCTCGATTTTTAGCTCAGGCTCATCCGCCTTGAACTTGGATTTTTCTTCCTTTTCATCGGGAAACTCAAACGTATCGCCTTCAAATTTTTGGCTCGCCATATGTCACTCCTTATGCAGCGCGGGCAATTCCACGCGGGTCTTCAACAACAGCCTCAACCGACTCATCGTTGATGATGCGGAACTCTCGGCCATGAATCTTCAAGCGGGTGCCTGAATTGGGTCGCACGATGACAAAGTCACCTTCTTTGCAAGACGGTCCAGTCGGGAAGCGAGTTGCATCCTTGTAGCAGTCAGGGCCAAGCTTGACCACAAACAGCACGGGGGTCAGAACCTCCTCGTAGTGCATGGTCTTGGCGTCTTTAATGAGGCCAACCTCACTGTCGGCATACTCCTCCATCGCCTCTGGAACCACAGTAAGCATGTGGTACGTCTTGGGGTCGGGGAGCTGCTTGGCTTTTTCTTCGGCGCTCTTGTTGAGAATACCGGAGAGGTCCACTGCGGCTACGTCAAACTCACTCATCGTTCATCCTTTGCACGAGGTCGTTAATGATGTTGTCTGCGAGGTTCAGACCCCGGATTACCCCACAGACCTTTTTGTATTCGTCGAACGTGTCAGCTCTACTCGCAGCCAAGTAGCCCACTTGCTCTTGGCGGTACTTATCAATCTCTTTCTGCACGAGTGCGAGCACTCGGATTTCATCGGACATCAGGCTTTACTCCTCTCAGGTTGTTTCTGTGGACGACTCGCTTGCGCCTTATCCTTGGCGATCTGCACGCCAAGTCTGGCTCCCTCCATCTCCATGCTCTTGTTGAGCTTCTCCCGTTGGGAGGCGGAGTTAGCGGCAACCTGCATAGCAGCAATTTCTTTCTGTGCCTCGATGCGAGCTTTCTCAATCTCAATCTGGTCGGCCTTAGCTGCGGCTTCAAGCGTCTGCTTCTGCGCTTTGAGTTCAAGGTCCTTCATTTTCAGTTGGAGTTCTTGCATCTGTATCTGGACGACTGGGTCCTGCATCTGCTGCTGCGCCTGTTGTTGCTGTTGTGCCTGCTGATCACGCTGCGTAATCTGCTGCGCTGCCTGCGCTGCTTTAATGGCAATCTGGTCGGCCATCTCTGGCGGAATCTTCTTGGTAGCTTCTTCACCCGGCAGCACCATGCCCATCGCTTCTTCAATCTGACGACGGAACTCCATCGCAATGTGCTCGTTAACGTGAGCCATCGCCGCTGCCATGATCTGCTGAGCCTGCGGGTTACCCTGCATGACCTGCATAATCTTCGGGTTTTGGATCGCAGCCATGTGGACCTGAATGTGCGCTTGGTGATTCTGCTCAATGAACGCTTTGACCGGCTTATTTGTCAGCAGGTTCTGGTTCTCCTGAACAGGGTCAGTCGGTGTTAGATCATCTTCCATCGGCACAAGTTTGGCCGCGTTCTTGATCCCAAGCACCTCAATCATCTGCCGGTGGAGCAGTGGCATGTTGTAGAGCTGAGGCGAAGACTGAGCGAGCTGGAAGACCGCCTGATACGTAGCAATCTTCTGAGCCATCGTGGCGGCGTTGGGGTCGCTCACCGGGATGACATCGACCATGTCGTAGTCAGACTTTTTGGCCTTACGCGAGCCTTCGACCGGCTCGTAGTCATACTCATCGGGGGTGTAGTCTGCAATGATGACTTTGAGGAGCTTGAACTCCTGCTTCATCGAGAAGTGCATCCGCGCTTGAACAGCGCCCATCACCTTGAGCTGACGCTCCAGCAGCGCCAAGGTTGTACCCACCGGAGCCTGCGACGACATGTCGCTCACATTCATATCACCCGAAGACGCGAACGAACGACCCTCCTGCACAATTCTGTCGAACAGTGTGTACAAGACCTGACTCGGCTCCTTGTACGGCAGCGGCAAGATGTTGTCGCGGATGGACCCCGACGGCACATCCACATCCCTGAACTCACCCGGCGCGATGGGGGTGTCATCACCCTTAACGCGCAGACCACGGCTCTTCAAACCACCGGGCAGGTTAGACAGCGTGCCAGCATCAACGAGCTGACGGATGATCATCGTTGCGCTACGGGCGTACCCACCAATGAGGTGAATCAGACCATAACCATAGAACCCAAAGCCGGGGATGTACTGGTAATGCACGAAGTGCTGACGCTTGAGGTGCAGCTTATCTCCCTCGTACCAATTGCGCCTAATGGCCAGCACCTTGCGTGTGCCTTTTTCAATAGTGATCACATACGGCAGCGCGATGCCCGTCGGCTCACCCTTCTTGTTCTTGTGCTCGTAGCCCGGCAAGTCCCACATAACGTGCATCTCAAGGACGCGATAGCGGTCGTCCTGAATAGCAGACATGCCCATCTCTTCGGCCTTCTGCTTCTCAATGTCGTCCAACTCGTGCGACGGCTCGCCCAAGTCAATGTTCATATAGAAGCCAGCGTCCATGAGCTTGGCAATCTCGTTCTCGGTCTTACGCATCACGTGCGTAGCGCGCTCAGCCTTCTCAATACTGGACGCGCCGTACGGCACCACGATGTCCTCGGCGGGGATAAACACCGCCGCCTGACGCCCAATACTCGGGTCGTAGTACACCTTCTTGAACGCGCTACCCGCAATTGGCAGGTTCCACAGCAGCTTCTCATGCTCTGGCCGGTACTCAGGCATCTCCTCGGTAAGCTGGTAGTTCATGTCGTCGCGCACGCGAGTGGCGGCTTCTTCTACCTCCGGAGTCTCCTTGCCAATGATCACCGTCTTGACTGGCCCCATCGCTGGGAACGTCTCAGTGATACCCTCGCTCTGGAACCGCACAACTGACTCTGTCAGCATGGGGTGGAACACACCACAAGCACCAGCCCACGGCTCCGTACGCTCCTCGTACTTCAGGCCCAGCAGTTTGAGACCTTCAACGTAGGTCTGCATCCACTCCTTGCGGTCCATGATGTCCTTGGTGAACTCTTCGACAAGCTCATTGCCAAGTGAGTCCAGATCACTCGCGTCCATGTACTCCGCGAGGTTGGCGTCGAAGTCTTCGTCCTTTTCTTCTTTGGGTTCAAGGTCAATCACCAGATCGCCCAGACCGATGCGTACTGACTCAGGGTCCTCAATCTCGATCTCCATCGGAGCGCCAAGGTCCTCTTCTTCCAGACCCTGCGGCGCTGCGTACAAACCTTTTTCCATTGCCATGATGGCTCCTTAAACCGTGTAGAACCGCTCTCTGCGGTGACTTTTAAAAAACCGCTCTTCTTCCGGCTCATCACTGGGCAGGCGTATAAAGCCCCCCTGCCTGAAGCGAAGCAGGGCCTGTGTGGTCGAGTCCACCAAGTCATCATTTGTCCCTGATGGGAAGTCGTTGCATTCCTCAATGACCTCTTTGGCCCACCTGCGGTCAGGTGCCCAGACTATGCCCGAAGAAAATAAATCAGAAACAGCGTTGACACGGGTGATCTTATCCTGTCCCTTACCCGGCGTAAACTCACCGACAGGCACGCCCATACGCCTGATTTCCTGATACAGCGCCGCGCCGTTGGACTTCTTCTCCACCACAAACGCATCAGGCTCCCACTCTGTGTACTCCTCAAGCACCATCTTCTTGAGGTCTGGGAACTCCATGCGCTTCTTTATGGCATTGAGTAAAATGATGTTGAAGTTCTTTGTCTCTTCATTGAAGAACACGCCCCATGTTGTCAGCGCGTTATAGTCAGCGCGGTTGTTGTTCTCCTGCGCTGCATCCAAAGACATGATGGTGAATTCGCACTGCGGTGGGGTGTCTTTGTCCCATATCTGCCACCACTCCCGTTTGATCAGCGCCCCTTCTTCTGAGACAGGGTTCTGCATGTACTGCGCCTGCCAATAGCGCGGGTCCATCGCTGCCTTTTTGGACAGCAGCTCCTCAATAGACCAGAAGTCGCCCCACAGCGGTTTGTCGTTCAATATGGCAGGGAACTCGACAATCTCCCACGGATCAACGTCCTCTTCCTTGGCCATCTGGGAGATCAACTGCCCCGTCAGGTCCAGTTTTGACCACCGCGTCATCACAATAATGATCGCACCACCCGGCATAAGGCGCTGAAGAGGGCCAGACTGGAACCACTCCCAAGCAGGAAGAAAAACATCCGGTCGTCCGGTTTTGGCTTCTTGTTCAGAGTGAGGATCGTCAATAATGAAAAGATCAGCGCCCCTACCAGCGAGAGCACCTCCAACACCGATAGCAAAATACTCACCATTGGAGTTAGTCCCCCAGCGCGAAGCTGATTTTGAGTCCGCTTGCAGGTCTACCTGCGGGAAAATGTCTTTGTAGAGGTCCGATCCCACCAGATTTCGCACCCGACGACCGAAATTGACGGCCAAATCGGACGTATGGGAGGCCATGATGATCTTTTTGTGGGGGAATTTACCCAAAAACCACGCTGGAGCGAGGTACGAGATCAATTCTGACTTGCCGTGGCGGGGTGCGATGTTCACAATCACCCGTTTTTTGCGTCCGGCAGCTATTTCTTCAAAAATTCGGGCCAGTCTGCGGTGATGTGGGCCTACTTTGTAGCCCGGATACACATGATCGACAAAATCAAGCAGTGAATCACGACCCAAAACCTGAACTTTCTCCGATTCCCAAGTCTTGAGCAGCTCTAAAGTGCGGCGTTTGCCTTCCTCCGACATGGTCGGAAGCAGCTTTTTGATCTCTATGACCTTTTCAGGCGTCAGTGACATCGTCATTTACTATCCGCGCAGGTACATCAACGGTGCGTCTCTCGGCTTTGTCGAGTAAAAGCAGCAGCTCCTTCTCAACTTCCTCAATCGACTGCTTGTGCGTGACCTCGGTACGCTTCTTAAAGGCATCGACCCCGTCAATTTCACCGAGTGATCGCAGGGCTTGGAGCCTGTATTTGGCTTCTGGGTGCCGAGTTTCTTCAACCAGCTTATTTACCACGTACGTCTTGATCTGAGCTAGGTCTTTGACGATGTACGTGTCGTGCTGAGCCACGAGTCCAGCCAGATAGGCAATGGTCTCATTCTCGTAGGTGGCAAGCTGGGGGGACATGTTCTTATTGCCAAGCATGTCGTTGGCAAGTTCAAGCGCTTCACCGCGATGTTGGGGCGATGGCTCGATGGGTTTTCCGGTCAGATCAGAAATCATCTTGACGGTGCGTGCCCGCATCTCAAGTTCTTCTCGACCAGATAGCTCCGGCATAGCCTCACGGGCGGAGGCTGGCAACGGGATGTCCGAATCAATGTCAGGGATAAAGTCGTCCATAGAGGAAAGAAGGCACTCCATGTGAATTGCGCGAATGTACCAGAAAAATTTAGTGAGTGCAAAAAATTATCTAGGGGAGGTTGGGACTCCTATGGGGGGGGTTTTGTGGAGGCGAGTAAAGTGGGTACTGGATGGAAAAACAGTAGGGGGAGGGGGAGTAAAAATAAACGTGGTCTGGGATTGGGGAAGTGGTGTGGTGATTTGTGCGGATTAAGGGGTGAAGGGGGCGCGGGGGGACCCATCTGGGAATCCGGGGGGTGGGGGAGGCTTGGGGGCTGGTTGTGCTATAATTCTTCTACCGGATCAATTCTGATTCGGTGTTCATCAACTACCTAAAGGGAAAACGTATGTCATACGAAATTGACTACAGCGGAATGCCTGACGATCAGAAACAGATCAAGGCTATCAAGGACTGCATGGAATGGCTGGGCAAAGAGCAGTTCGCAAAGGTCGTCGAGATACTGATACTCGATGAGGGTAGCAGCCCACGCCACATGGTGCGCATTGGTCTCATGATGCAGGGTATCCAAGGGTATCCGGCTGAGGCCATGATGGATAGGTATTGGGTTGTCCCAAAAGCCGAAGTCGGTAACGTAGATGCGTACCTAAGAGCAATTACCAAGATTCAGCTTGGTATTGTGTAAGCAACGGGGGGGGGCGCAAGCCCCCCACTAACTAGGAGAATGAAACATGACCGAAATGGATTTCCTCAAAGCAGAATATAGCGATCTACATAAGGATGTTCTTGGATGCCGACCAAGAAACTATGAAGAGATGGCTCAGTGGACTGACGAACAATGGCAGGAAGAGTACAACAAACTCATAGTCCTGCTGCAAGCGGGTGAGTAATAAGACGGGGCTTCGGCCCCGTTTTTTATTTGCCTATTGATGCCAGTTATTTGTTGCGGCGCGTGAACCGGCGCGAGAGTGCGAAAACGCGCTAAATCCGGTGTTTGTGCTATAATTCTTCTACCGGATCAATTCTGATTCGGTATCTTGTAAATCCATCAAAAAGGGAAATTGAAATGAAAGCAACAACCGCTATCCTGAATCGCGCAATCAAGCATGCGCAAGACAATGTAGTAAATGCGCGCAACAATGTGCAAACGATAAAGGGTAATCGCCGTTTGCTCGGGCGCATCTTGAACGCGCTGGCAAAGGCGCTGGGCGATCAGAAGCACTTTATGTTCGTCAGCTCCTGCGGTGACATTCACCTTAGCATGGATGACCTGCCAGGATTCAAGTGCATGACACTAGAAATGGTGCTCAATACCCTGGAGAACATGGGAGAGATTCAGCGCTCCAAGGAGTACGCGACCTATCTCAATAGGGATTATGTGTACAAGGTCGAAGGGATTGAGGTTTACCTCACGGTCTACATCAAATCTGACAGCGAGACTTGCAAGCGGGTTGCGGTCGGTACCAAGGTCAGCGAAGAAGTGATCTACGAAATCCAGTGCAGCTAATTAGCTGAAACAGAACCCCAGGGCTTCGCGGCCCTGGGGTTTTTTTGTGCCCTGTGTTTTTGATGCCAGTTATTAGTCCCCGCGCGTGGGTGTGCGAGCGTGGCTGTGGGCGGCTATTTAGTGCGTCAGGGTGACAGTATGTGCTATAATTCTCTTACCGGACGACAAGGGGTTGTCCGGATTGTTAGTTAACTAGGAATTATCATGAAAGTTAAAACTGAAAAACCCGTTTCCGCTGTGGCCTATTTGACCGAGCAGCCTACAAGCCTGAAGGATGCCGGCTATCGCCTTGCGGTAGCAGGTGAAGGTCTGGAAAGCGTAGCGTCCTATATGGTCAGCGAGTATCCCGATTTTGCCTCTGACCCTGTGGTAAATAACCACAAGGAAATCCGCAAGGATTTGTCTGAAGGTTATAAACTGCGCGCCTATGAGCTTTGGGGCCAGTCTTACTACATTGTCAGCAAGGACACCGGGGCTTGGCTGCTACTGACCAGCACGAAGGATGCCGACTGGCAAACTAAGTTCGCAGAAGCTCAAGAGGCTAAGCGTGAGATAAAGATTGTCAACGTACATGTAGCTACTGGGTACAGTCAGCAAGAGTATGGCCGTATGGGTAAGGATGATCCAGAGCAGCATAAGGTTATCGAGGCCATCCGGACAAAGTGGCGCGGGTATGAGTCGAACCGTAACAAGTCACTGGAAAAGGCTGTAGCAGAATTGTTACGCAAGGCCAGGGGCGAAGGCAATAAGCGTGCTACGCTGAATTTTGTAGAGTCAGCGAACAAGGTGTTCGATGCCTGGGACAAATCAGTGAAGGTCAAACAAGAGCGCGGCGATGAGACTGCCGATCCCCTGAAGTTCAGGATGGCAAGGGCGGCATTCTGGAAAGTGTACGAAGGTAAGTAAGTAGCGACTAACTCAAACCCCGGGGCCGCAAGGCTCCGGGGTTTTTTTACGTCCGCCCCTCAGATACCAGTTATTTGTCGGCGCGCGCGTATGCGCGAGCGTGGCCGGGCAGGGTCTGGCCCCTTAATTAGTGCGTCAGGGTGTGATGACGCCGATTCCAACGATTCCAATTCACGATTCCAAGTTCCAATTTGGTGGTAGCTGAACTGGAACTGAATGAGACTTTTTGGAACTGAGGTGTTCCGAGTTCTTTTTACTCGTTTCTTAAAGTATCTTTTGGCTCGTGCGGCTCCAACCAATTCCAAGTCCAAATATACAAAAGTACTACAGAAATTCCAAGTTTGTATAGTTTTATTCCAACTGGAATTTTTTCTGGAATCGTCATTTTCTCCTTTAAAATCAAGGACTTAGCGACGTTTTTTTCGCGGAAATTCCAGAATTCCAGTTTTCTGGAAGGACAAAGGGTTTGGCGAGCGCATCTTTGTGGAAGGCAAGGAAGGAACGGCAAGCGCAAAATCCCGCAACACACAAATCCCCACATACCCACTCAGCCAGCTTTGTCCTTTTTTAGACTTGGAATTGCTGGAATTCTGGAATCTATACTACTCTACTACTACTAGTAGTAGGTATATTTCTTTGTTTTTGAATACTTTCTTCACCAGAAACACCGATTCCAGAATTCCAAAAATCCGTTCCAGTTCCACCCCAAACTTGACACTACAAATCAGCCCCTGCTGATGCCCTATTTAAGAGAGTTATCCACATCCGCGACATAATCATCTAGATAAGTTATAATAGAAACAAGTCGGGATAGAGCCCTGTGTCCCGACTATTTAGTGTGTCAGGGTGACAGTACTTGAAAGGAAACCATCATGAAGATTCAATTCGTCATTTCCCCTGCCTATCGGCGCAAGCTTGCCTTGGCAAAGCGCGTTACGACCGGGACAGCGCCCGATGCAGACATGGGCTGCATCAATACCCCCACATCACTTCAACCCGACCCCAAGGAGGCGTACTACTACAACATCAACACCGTCGACCCTGACTTCGACATTGACGGCTCACTAGAGTTCGACGACGACATGGGGTTAGACACCCCTGACGCACAGTTCAGCGAGCTGACAATAACCCGGCCCGGACGCGACACCCGTCGCTGGCTCAAGGGCTACAACATCCTGTAAGGAGAAAGCAATGGCAAAAGTTATCTTTGAAGAAAACACCTACGTGATTGGTGCATGGGCACTGCCCTGGCTCATCAATGGTGATGCGTCAGACCTGACTGACGAGGAGCTTGAGGAGTTCGACAAGTGGATGGAGGAGGCCACTGCGACATGGAGCGATGCCGAGGGCACCCGCTGGGTGTTCTCTCACGAGTCAGTAGACACTGACAGCTTAAACGAGTTCGGGCACGACGACATCATGGACCTGCGTGGTCCTGTGTATACGGTGCATATGTTGTTCAGAAAGGAGAACAAGAAATGAAGAAGTATGAGATCGAGTTCCGTCGTACGTCGTTCATCACGTACACGGTTGAGGCAGGCAGCATGGAGGAGGCTGAGTTCATTGCGTACCAAGAGCTGGTCAATGATGGGTTAGACAGTGGTGACGCACTGATTGAGACCGAGAGCGTGGAGGAGCTGAAATGAAAATCAAGACAAATGAACTGCAAGACGGTGCGCTCAACTGGGCGGTGGCCAAGATTCTCAATCTGCCCATCAGCCTGCACAAAGACGTAGTGTTCGTGGACAACGATCCATTCATGCCCGAGAGCTTTTGGTACCAAGGTGGCCCGATCATTGAGCGGGAGGGGCTGACGCTCACGCATCAAGCCAGTCAATGGGCGGCACAGACAGACGACGATGTGTTTGCCCACGGCCCCACGCCCCTGATAGCAGCCATGCGCTGCTACGTAGCAAGCAAGCTGGGTGATGAGTGCGACATCCCTGACGAGTTAATTACAGGAGACTACGATGACCGAACCGTATGAGGCAGTGGAGATCATCGTGCAGGGCATGCACGTTGCCTGGACTGTAGACGATGAAGTGTTCGTGCATACAGGGGACACGAGCCAGCGGGAGGATGGCTTTGTGCTTATTGGTATGCTGCCGTGGGACGCAGACTACAAGACCCACATCATGGAGCAGATGGAAAACGAGAACCGCCTGCGCGAGTTCGTGCAGGTATGGATAGACGGGATGAATGCACTTCACGGGACTAATTAAAATAATCAATCGAAGAAGTGGACTTATCTGTCAAGTTCTGTTACAATAGAAGCAGTTGGGCAGGCGACCTCAGCGCCCAGCTATTTAATCCGTCAGGGGTGCCTGACATCAACAAAGGGAAAACATCATGGGACGTTCTAAGAAAAT